CCTTTTCTGTAACATTATACAAACTATCAAAATAACTATCGTAATTATCAATACCTTCCTTTAATGCAATCTTAGTATCTTTTTCATCAGTAGGGGATTCTAATATTCTCGACACAACTGCCCTACTTAATTCATTAGGTGCTTTATCCATCAAAGATTCAATAGTTTTTATTGATTCATATTTTTGTTTAAGTGGTTTATTTTCAATAAGTTCTTTAATAGGAGTATTTTTTAGTTTATCTAGTCCCTGCTTATATGTTTTTTTATATTCATCCACTATCTTAGTACCAGTATTATACTGCTTGACTTCATCTAACTCCAATATGTTATTTATCTCATTAGCATTTTCATTGCTATCCCCTAACCTAACTTGTTGTTTTTTATCTAAAACTCCAACAACAACATACTCTTTAAAAAACTCGAAAGCAACATCTTTGCTCCAATTTGGGATAGAGCCACCTAAGATGTCTACTTTCAAAAGACCACCTTCACATTAACCATTTAGCCCAAGCCGCACCTTTTTGTATAGCACTACCTAAACCTAATCCGCTTTGTGGAGGTTCGTAACTCATTTGTCCTTGAGCATCTATCCAATATGGTCTTCCATAATTATCAGTTCCCGTTGGTGGAATAGGATAGCCACTACCATTATTCACAGCACCTTGCATTTGTTGATATTGTTGAGTTTGTCCTGTTAGTCCTGCTATTGCCATACCTGCTGTTGGTTGTGCCATTTGTTGCATGCCACCACCACCGCTAAATCCTTGAGATTCTAGGTATTGTTGTTTTGCTAACTTTCTTTGATTAACAACTTCTGTATTGATTGCCGCATCTAATATTTTTTGAATGTCTAATTCAATATTTTCTTGAGTTATCTTTTCAAATTCTCTCATAGCATCATTGTGTATTCTTAACATTCCTGTTGTAGAATCTGTTGTAAATTGTAACTTAGCCAACATCTTACTAACTACTCTTTCCACAACATCTTCCATAAGTTTCTCTATTTGTGTTAAAAACATTTGACCGTGATATTGAAAGAACTCCTCAACATGATTGTCTTGTAAAGAAAGTAAATTATTTACATTCTTGAACTGTTGGTCGCTTTGTGCTTGTACTGATGCCAAGACTGTTCCGTTACTTGTTCCTAAAATTCCCATATCATTCACCCTGTTCTCCTTTAATTAGATAATTAACTCTTTCTGTATTTAGTTGTATTTCCGCCATCAATCTAACTATTTCTGCCATTTGTGTTTCTGCATCGGTAGCCGGTGTTGGTGGCGTTATAGTCCATCCCATGCTAGTCAACCTCATAACATCTTCTTTCGTTAAGTTGTTTAATTGTTGTCTTTTTAACATATTAGGCATTTTGGCTTTAGGAATAAACGCTTTAAAATCTAGTCCGTGTTCATCTGCTAATATTTGTTGTTGTAGCATTTCCATTTGTTTATGGATAGCCGCATGTCTAGGGCAGTAAGTTCCTCTAAGCGGTCTTCCTTTCTCTACTTTATCTAGCGGTATTGGTGGCCTTAAGTAATCTCCTGCTTCCCAAATTTGATGAGTTCCACAAACTACACATCTATCTTTAAAGTTAAACTTATGTCCATATCGTATGAAAAGAACCTTTTTCTTTTCCGGTAATAATACTTTTCTTATTTCTTTCATTTGTTTCTTTGGTTTTAGCGCATCAAACTTATAGTCTTCAATTGGCCCAACTGCTCTATACTGTTGTAATTTAGGCAAAAAGGCGTTCTTTGCTTGTTGCGTGTTTATCAAATTCGGTTGCTGATACATCTTTCATTCCTCAATAATCCTTTATCATAGTGGTTATTCCTTTATACACCATCTCAGGGTCGGACTTAGCCGATACTATATATTTGAAACAAGGTATTCCCTTGTCATTTAACTGCCTCATTCCATACTTAAAAGGTTCAAATATTTCATGTTTGTCTATAGGATTGTCACTTTTGTACTTCTCTCCCCACATATCATATTTGTTTCCCCATATACCAACTGCCATAGGATAGTCTGTTTCTTTTTTCTTTTTACCCGAAGGCCATCTATCTGCTACAATAGTATCTACTAAAAACTTCCATGCTAATTGGTGGTCTAAATTAGAAGGGGAATCTAAATGCCTGTGGTCTATCATAAAAATAATATATCTTACTTTACGCTTCTGCATATCTTTGACCCATTCTTTCCAGTAGATTGCTTCCCCTCCTAAGTCAGCACTCTTAATTGTGTGAGAACTACCATCAATCTTAACATTCTTTCTAGTGGCTCTATGTAAACCAACGGTTCTATCTTTTATTGTGGGAACTTCTCCCCTTGTTCTAAGTTGATGACTAAGAGTTGTTTTACCAACCATTGTAGAACCATACACACCAAAGTTAATTGCATGAACTTTTTTGTAAAAGCCTATTATTGCTTCACCAACTAGTATGGCGAAGCCCGTCATTATGGACATTTAATGCCCCCAAATATCTTTTGCCCTCGCTATAATCCAACCCATTATATTGATGTCAAAGACTCCCATGATATTGCCTATCAAAAATGCTGATAATCCAACACAACTTCCCCAAAAATACATCTTCATTTTTATGAAGAACATATCTGCCGAATGCGCCCGACTTTGATTATATACATAGTCGGACTCACTAAAGCCCATTATGTCGCCAAAGACCAATCAACCACAACCTATTGTTGTATAGTTGCTAAGAATTCATTTCCTATTGTATTATCGTCGTAGTCTTCAGTAGCCATGACCCCACTTCGCCAGTTTTCACGCCTTACTGTACCGAACTGCTTCATACTATCTTGTAGTTTAGATTTGATTTGTTCTTCTCTTTGTAGTCTTTGGAAATGATTTTCTATCTGTCTGTCTAGTAATCGTATCTCAATCTTATCGTTTAGTGATAGGTCAAACAATGCTTTCATAACCATTATTCCACCCACCGTAATAAGCCCAAACAGAACAGAATGTGCTAATGCTCCGTAAGGGAAATTTAATCCATAAGCAGAATAAAAATATACATTCGCTCCGCTAACTGTTCCGACAAATAAAATTGTCATAACTAATCTTGTGTCTTGACTTAGTGCCGCCATAATAAAACCTCAGTTGAACTCGACAGAAACATTGGCCGTAGAACTTCCTGCTTCTGTTACTTCCAAGAATATTCCACTTCTACATAGAACTCCATGCATATCGTATTCAAGATTATAATGTCCTGTAACGCTATGATGTATTCTCGCTACTTCTGTTCCGGTATTATCTGTTCCATTAAAAACTTTAATTGTAACTGCCGCATTAGAAGCAATTGTGATTGCCGCATGAATGCTAACTAACTTAGCGTTTTCACTACTTACAATTGCACTTGCCCCTAATACGCCGCTACTTCTACAACCGCCTATGCCCGCCATACTATCACCTGTTCAATCTATGGAGAAAGACTCCACCTATTTAATGTAGCGATTACTCTTTCTTTGATTTTGAAAGAGTTTTTGCCTTTGGTTTAGGTTTTGGTTTAGGTTTAAGAGTTGGTTTCTTACGAATAACTTCTTTCTTAGGAAGTAGTTCATCTGCTAATTGTTTAACAGTTGAAATGTCTTTTCCTGTTTCCTTACAACCCATTAGAACTAGTTTTTCATTAAGTGCTAACAACTCTTCACGGTCTTCTTCGCCAAAACTAAAGAAATAATTAGGGTCGGAAAGACGAAGGACAGCCCATTTTACTGAGACTGTCGCTTCTTCTTTCCTTGTTATTTCTTGCTTTGGTGTAATGTTAAGTCTGCCGATTTTTGAGTTATCAGTTAATCTAACTGTTACCAACCAAGCCACCTCAAAGGTTTCCATAAACTCTTACTCTAACCGAGCCAAAGTCCACTGAACCGCCTTCTTCGTTAGCACCGCTTGTTCCGATTATCACATTAAGTTTGAATGAGGTAGTTCCTGCATACAAACCTGTTGCTGATACTTCGGGAACAACTAATCCAACTACTGAATCTTGTCCTGTAACTATGACTTGAGTAACTGTTGATAGACCAAGTGCTGAAGCCAATACTTCTAAACCGCCGGAAGCGTAAGTGTCCATATCTATTAGTGCATCAACCACATATTCATCACCACTAACTTTTGGTCGGGTAACTCCTTTATGGTCTGCTAATAATGTTACTGTTAGTGCCATTATTAATCACCTTACTGTCCAATTGCTATGAAAGTTCCAGTATCACCGCTTGTTGTTACAATTGTTACTGAACCACTAGCCAAAGGTAGTGTTTCATTGACAACTGCCGCCGCCGCTTCTACTGCTGAACCTGTATGTCCTAGAACACACACATCAACTCGACTTAATCCAGTAACGATGTCGCCACCTGTTACTGAGTCTGCGTTCCATGTTCCATAGACAATCTTCATGTTTCCTTCTAATATTTGCTCGTTTTCTATTGTATAACTAAATGCCATATTTCTTCACCTCATTGTATGTTTGTTATTTTTCCTTGTCCTCTAAAGAATGAACATCCTACTTCACCAATTGTTCTGTATAATGCCCTGTTACCTAGAGTTCCAACACCGAATGGATTTCCGTTAGCAATACCATCTTCAAAGTATTGAGTTGGCTTCATAACGGATAGCCATAGGTGGTCTGTATCAAGGAATAATAGGTCGCTTAGTTTTGTTGAAGCACTACCTGTTTGGCACATATCCTTTACAGGAATAAGTGGCAAATCGTAATAAGTAGCAACTCTAAATCCAACTTCTTGACCCTTTGTTCCTCTAACACCGTTTACGGTTGGTACGATTTCTTTTCTATCCATGAATCTTTCTTGACTTTGTAGCAAGTCAGCGATTGCTTGAATAGTATCATATCCAGTTAGAATAACCTTTGGAGAACCACCGGATAGTCTTAGGTTTCTAATCATATCGTTAAGTCTTGTTAGGGTTAATGAACGAACATCACCACTAGCATATCCACTACCAAAGTCTACTTCTGCATCAAGGAAAGAAGCGGCAGTAAATCTCTCTCTACCGTAAATTTTTCCTAGTGCGTTAGAAGCGGAAGCGGTATCAGTTGCGATAACTCCGCCATCAATTGCTAGTAGTTCTGCTCTTGAAGTAATAACCTTGTTTAGAGAAGTATAGTTGTTACCGATATTTGGCATAGCGGATGATTCACCATAATGCTCTAGTGGCATAACCAACATTTTGTTTTGAACTTCTGCATGGTGCTTACCCATATCTTCACGCATTTGCGCTCTAATATCGCCAATACCATCATCAATTTGTGCCATTTCCATAGCAAGTTCACTGAAATCAAATTGGTGTGCAACTACTTTAGGACTCATGTTTAGTTGTGCATAAGTTGGTGCAATTGGGCCAAGTCCATCAGCCGCAGTTGAAAGTCCTGCATTTTCAGGAACACCACCAATAAGGTCTGCTCTTGGGCTATCCGAACCTAATTCTCCTAGTGTTGCATTACCTGTTGCATCAACAGTAAACAAGTTACCGCTTCCACCGGCAGGTCGTGATTGTAGAACTCTCCATCCGCTAGAACTGTAAGGTCTTTTTGAAATCATTGAAAGAGCGTTAACTTCTCTATTCAACATTGACCATACTTTTTGTCCGTAAACAATATTGTATAGTGCTGATACATCACTAACAGCACTACCGGAGAATGCCGGAGAACCATCGTGTCCTGTGTGTATTCCACCAATAGCACCGGCTTGCTTCAAAAGAGCGTTACCGGCAGGTAGATTGTTTATTCCATATGTGCTTGCTTCTAAATCTGCGATTGTATTAATATAACCTGTCATCTTAAATTCCTCCTACCATTTTGTGAATGTCCGACCAATCCATGTTAGCCATTTCATCCATACTTGGGAGTTTTACTGCGGATTCTTCTTGAGCCTTTAGAATAGTTTCCTTTTCTGCGGTCAATGATTTCCTTAGTTGTGTAAATTCATCTTTAAGAGAAGCAATCTCGCTAGCGGCATCATAGTTTGCCTTTGCGATTGTGTTTTCTCTTGATGAAACTTCTCTTGAGAATCTTGCTTCAAAAGACTTCTTTAGGTTGTCATAAGCAAGTGTTTCAAGTTGTTCTTGTCGGAAAGCCTCGTAAGCCTTCTCAATGTTTCCAACTGACAAATCTAGTGTGTCAAATTCACCGTTACCAAAAGCCTTTACGACTGGCATATCGGAGGAAGTTGGTTTACCATTGTTAATTACAATACGGTCAGCAGGTTCTCCAATTTGGTTTCCTGCACCATCAAGAGTTCTTAAGTAAGCCTTTGCTTCTTCATCTTGATATTCGTCGGCCATTTCGGTTTCATCAGCATGTTCCATGTCCTCTTCGTCTTCTTTGTCCATGTAATTTCCTCTTTCCATGTCATCATCAGCCATTTCTGTTTCTTTCATGCCTTTCTCATCGTCTAGCAACTCTTCTTCTTTACGAAGCGTATTTACTTCTTCTAGCAAAGTATCTAACTCCGCTAATGCTTTTTCTAGTTTTTCACTCATGTTTATGTCTCCTTTATCTTGTTTCAAAATATCGAACCTCGCTTCGGGGTTAATTCCTTTTTCGCATATAGTAATTTCATGCAACTCTAACTTGCTGATTTCATTATAATCACCTAAGTTTTCATGGCTTTTCTTTACTTTTTGGAGGGCTTGGCCTCCTATGCTAAAAGACCTTAATGACCCTTTGCGAATGTTTCTGCCAACTTCTTTGGCTTTTTCTATATCGTCTCGTAGTTTAATTACTACAAAGAAACCTACATCATCTACTTCGGATTTCCAAAGTCTTCCTGTAGTGTCTCTATAAGAATCTACAACTTCTCCAACTTGAACATTGGAATGGTTTGTCATAACATTTCTAAATTTAGAGTCTCCCATAAACTTAGTAACTGCTTCATTAAGTGCCTTTAGTGTGATTAAGTCGTTTTGCTTATCAACTATCTCTATGCTAGCATAGCCACCAATCATTAAATCATCAGTTCTAGCCTTGAGGATGGAGAACCCATCATTTCTCGTTGCTAATACTGCCGATGACATTTCGCTCAAAAAGAAAAAATTTCCTTTTGATATATAATACACACGGTTATTTTAAACCATTAGTCGTCTTTTGGAGGTAATTCAAGACTACTGTATTTATCTTCATAAATATTCCATAGTCCTCTATCACTATCAGTATCAGCAGGTTTTTGTTCATAGCCTGTCCATGCTAGCCACATTCTTTTTCCTTTAACTTCAAGCATTCTAACATGAAGTTTAGTTTCAAACTTATTACCATCTAAGAAATACTCATGGTAGCCTTCCTTTTGAACGCCTAATTTAACATCTCCACTATCAATGACTTTACGCTTAGATATATTCTTAGCAACAATAGCAGGGAACTTACCGGCCTTACCAAACAATTGAAAGATGTCATCTTTGCTATCTAATCTAACCATCCAGTTTATGCTTTCATCGCCTAACTTCATAACAATATTTAGGTTATCATCATCTCTAAGATATACCTTAAACTCACCACTTCTGTATTTTTCGGGAGTTTCATACTCTTTCTTAATGGTGTCCATTAATATCTTATCATGTTCAGCAAATAACTTCTTTGTTTTAGCATCAAATGATATACCATCTCTATTTTCAAACCAATCTTTAACTCGACTCTCTTTACTATCTAAAATAGTTTGATAGTCATTTTTGTGGTTCACGGTTAAAAAATTATGAATTTTTTTAGCGGTTTTTGCACCCTTTTCCTTTAAGAAATTAAATATAGCAATAGTAAGTTTAGATTGTTTTGTTTTCATTATTTCTTCTGCTTGTTCTTTCCACAGGTCTAAATCCATTAGTGCATTCTTGGCCATTAGATTGTCTTCTTCAAATCCATAGATAGTAAAGCCATCCATATCTCCTTTGATTATAATATTGGCTTCGCCGTGAATATGGTCAGAAACTACAATCCCTTTCTCTACTTCTTCTACATTATATTTCAAAGACTTATCCGTATCATTAATTAGCATTTGTAGAGTAACTAACTTGTCCGGTGTCTTACTTTCAGCAATTTCATTTATCTTTGCTGAATAAACAACTGGCTTACCCTTAACTTCTTTTACCTTATCAATAGAAACTCTAACAACTTCTCCGACATCTGCTGAAACCTTAGTATTAGTAGCACTACCTACATTAAGATAGTTTACGCCTTCTATTTTTTCACCATCTTCTTCAACTGGCCCCGCCCCTAACTTATAAGAAAAGTTAGAACCACTCTTTTTCTTATCAAGCACAATTAAATCTAACTCAACAAAAGGTTTCCATCTAATCCACTTAGGGTTTTTCTTTGTTCCTAAGTAGTAAGTTGATGTAGAGTCTTTAATCATAGCACCTTCAGCAGTAGGCATTTCCATAATCTTCTTAGCATACTCTTCAACATCCTTTAGACTATCAGCAACTCTTGTATCTTTTTTAGATGGGAATGTTAAGGCTTCACTAGAATGTATAGAATAGTTATTGAACATTATTTGCATTCTGTTTTGTAATGTATCTTCCATGAGATTTTCTTCGTTGTGTCTCATAATATCAAACACATGAATTCTAGCCTTGCCCTCTCTTTTTCCTTCTAAGTATTCTACCGCTTCTTTTCTTTTAAGAGAATCCTCTCCATCAAATAAAACTAATGAAGCATCTAATATACAGTCTCCAAATTGTTTCTTCTCTAATTCTTCTATTGCGTCTTTACATTTACTAGATATATCTTTACCTGTATAATCATAGACTTTTATATTCTTATCTATTTTGTGAAGTTGTATTCTAAACCCATCGTATTTTTCTTGAACATAATATTCTCCACTAAATCCTTTTAGTTCATTCATATCTTCTATTGTAAATATTCTATACATTGGTTTGTTAGGGATAATAAAATCACTTTGGGCTTTCTCTTCATCAGATTTCTTTTCTTTCAAGATAGTTTTTTTATCTTTATCAGTTTCATCCTTGGCTTTAGTTTCATCTACATCTGTATCTATGTCTTCTAATTCAAGCCACTCTTCTCTAGTGTTCTTAGATAAGAATATCAATTCTAGCATATTCATAGCGGCCTTCACCTTAGACTCCACTTTCTTAGAATCTTTATCGTCGCCATAATGCTCTATAATGTAAAGTGCAACATCATCAACTTCTAAGTCTAGTCCAGTCAAACCTTCAGTAATATCATCGGGCTTCATATCTTTAATTGAATATGCTTCTTTAGGTAGTGCTTTATCATCTTCTCTAATAGCATAGTGAACAAACTTAATCATGAGTTCGGGTGAACCTAATAATGCTTCTAATACATTACCTTTAAATTTTTTAGCGAAAGGGTCACTAACTTCTTCCGAAGAATACCTTAGTGCTTTAATTCCTTGATATAATTTTTCAGCATTGTTTGTTGTTGGGTCGGAAGCATCTTTAGATTCTAGTAGGTCTTCTTCGATGTAATCCTTAAGTTCATTTGAAAGAGCATCGCTCATTTCATATGCTTCTTTAATTTTATTTACTGCGTTTCTCCATTTAGAACCGTATTCTTTTGGGTCGGTTCTTGCTGAAAGATAAGCGACTCTCGTTCTTTCAAAGAGTCTTAGAATATCTGTGGATATTGACTTATCCTTTTCAATAAGGAGGGGCATACGGCATCACTCAAGGAAGGTCTTGCTCTCTAACAAAAGGTAGTCCTTTCGGGTTTTCAAAAACAGTTACATCCTTTCCTTTAAGATT